CAAATTCGCCCATATTTTCATGTTAACGATGACATTATACAGTCGGCATTTGCTAATGAATGTATACATCATCTTAGAAATGCCAATTTATTATGACTCATAATTGGTGTCCTGAGATTTATCGTAGCATATATATAGATCGAGTCAACGACAATGATATCAGTGTAGCACCGTGTTGTCAAGCAGGTTCAAAAATTGAAGCGGTTGATACTTTTGATTTTTATAAAAGCCCTCATTTAACATATCTTCGATCTGAGTTTGCTCGTGGAGTAAACCCGTCGGAATGTTCCCGGTGTTGGGATGCGGAAGCAATTGGACACAAAAGTCGACGACAAGGTGCTATTGAATTTTATAATCTTCCACCATCTGATCTAGTAGAGTTAGCATGCATTGATCATAGTGCAACATGGGCATGTAATCTTGCTTGTATTATGTGCGGTCCAGAAAATAGTAGTCTATGGGCAACCGAGTTAAATTATACACAGACTAAATTGATTAACATAGGAAGAAAGTTTCAAAAATCAAATAATTTTTTAGATAGATTAGATTTTACAAATATACAAAAAATACACTTTAATGGTGGAGAACCATTGTTAAACAATGATCAAATTAAGTTATTAGAAAAATTAAAAGAGCAAGATGTATTAAAAAATACGTTTATAAGTTATAATACCAATGGTACTGTTATACCCAATAATAAAATAATAGATTTATGGAGTAGTGCTAAGTTAGTTAAACTATTTTTCAGCATCGATGCAACTGAGCTAGCATTTGAATATGTAAGATGGCCTGGTAATTGGGAATCCGTAAGTAATAACATTATTGCAATGAAAAAAAGTTTACCCGGAAATGTTATGTTTGGAGTCAACATGACAGTTGGGTGTTATAATATATTTGAAACACTTAATGTGTGGCAGTGGTTTAGTGAAAATTTACAAACAAATAGAGAAGGCGATAAATCCGATTTTTGCTGGCAATTGGCTAATAATTTTAATATTAAATTTTTACCAATTGTTGTAAAAAATCATGTAATAGATCATTTAGGATCTATTCCGGAACTATCTGAAATAGTTAATTATATTAAAAATACACTGACAATCAATGAAGATAATAACTGGACATTAAAGCTAGATAAAATTGATAATAAAAGAAATACTAACTGGAGAAACAGTCTAGCAATAGGAAAATATTATAAGGAAATAAATTGTTAAAAGAATACGGGATTGATGTCCAAAGATTGTTTTTAGAAATGATGCTTCAAGATGCAAGTAGTTATATACGTGTACAAAATATTTATAACCCAGAAAATTTTGATCGTAGTCTGAGACCAGCAGCGGAGTTTGTTAAGAAACACAGTATTGAGTATAAAACATTACCTACTATCGATCAAATTGCAGCCAGCACCGGGATTAAACTTACACATACGCCTGACTTAAACGAAGGACACTTTGAATGGTTTATGCAAGAGTTTGAAAGTTTTACTCGTCGACAAGAACTTGAACGAGCAATTTTAAAGTCAGCAGACTTGTTAGAGAAAGGTGATTATGATCCGGTTGAAAAACTAATCAAAGATGCAGTACAAATTAGTTTAACCAAGGACATGGGTATAGATTATTTTGATGATCCTGCATTACGTATTAATAGATATTTTAATTCAGGCGGACAAGTTAGTACAGGGTGGCCCCAAATGGATCGACTGTTGTATGGTGGATTTAGTCGAGGTGAGTTAAACATTTTTGCAGGAGGAAGTGGATCTGGTAAAAGTCTTGTGATGATGAACATTGCACTTAACTGGTTACAACAAGGACTCAGTGGAGTGTATGTTAGTTTAGAATTGAGTGAAGATTTGTGTGCACTGAGAACAGATGCTATGCTGACCAACATGGGCACCAAAGAAATTCGTAAAGATATAGATACCACAGAACTCAAAGTCAAAATGATGGCCAAAAAGTCTGGCCAATATAGAGTCAAAGCATTGCCGGCACAAAGCAATATCAATGACATTAGAAGCTATATCAAAGAAGTACAAATACAAACAGGACTACGTGTGGACTTTGTCATGGTTGATTATTTAGATTTATTAATGCCGGTGAGTGCCAAGGTCTCGCCCAATGATTTGTTTGTCAAAGACAAATATGTTAGTGAGGAGTTGCGTAACTTGGCCAAAGAACTTAATGTATTGTTTGTAACTGCAAGTCAGTTGAACAGATCAGCAGTTGAAGAAGTAGAGTTTGATCATAGTCATATTTCTGGTGGTATTAGTAAAATTAATACTGCAGATAATGTATTTGGTATATTTACAAGTCGCGCTATGAAAGAACGTGGGCGTTATCAAATACAATGTATGAAATCACGTAGTTCAACTGGTGTAGGTCAAAAAATTGATTTAGAATATAATATCGAAACTATGCGCATTACAGATTCAGGAGAATCTGCAGATGAATCTTCTGGAGGATTTGTTAAAAAACCCAGTATATACGACAGTATTAAAACACAAAGTCGTGTAACAGAATCTGTAGATAATGATACCGGTGAGGTTAACAAAATTACCGCTGCGGTAAATAGTGCAAAACTAAAGCAGTTACTAGGACAAATTAAACAGTCATGAGCATAACGCAAAATTTAATAACTAACAACAAAACACCGTGGCTATGTATTAGAGATCCCTCTGGTACATTGGTTTATTTTATTCACAGCAAATGTGCTTGTACTTTTTATAAAACGTTATTTAATAAATTAAATTGGCAAATTTGCACTGTTGCTGATATTAATTGGGACACTAATATAGTTTTTTCTTATATAAGAAACCCAATTCAAAAACACAGGATGGGTATTATTGAATGGTTTTATTTTTTTAAACAGGAAGAATTATTAACAGCCAATTTTAATAATACCCATTTTTTTCAATTATTGTCTGAAATAGTCTATTTAGATATACACAGTATGAGCATTTATGATCATCTTGGCGAAAATAGTTCAAAAATTATTTGGATTCCAATTGATCAACCAACAATTGATCATCGTATTGTTACATTAACCCTCATTGAAAAATATTCACTAATTACAGAGGATATCAAAAAATGGTTTTTAGAACTACACCCTCAGCATGTATCGGGTAAATTTAAAAAAGAATGTATTAATAAATTATTGTCAATTCCCCCAACACCGTTAATTATAAAATCAATTGAGGTTGATCAGTATCTGTATGATCGAGCGATCACACCAACAAACTTTGAGCCAGCTAACTATCGATATAGAATTGCACAGTTAGTATCATCTGGATTATCGCAAATTGAGTCTGAAAAAATAGCTGATCAAGAGGTAGAATCAGGGAAATATCAAAATTGGGATTACTCCTAAGACTAATAAATAATAAAAAGGTTCTGGCCCCAAATGCAAAAGAAAACGCGAAGTTTATTAGAAGAATTAGATAGTCTGTATACAGAACGCGATCAGCGCCATGTTATAGAAAATCGCGCCGCCAACATTATCACCAGTGCCATAAGATTACTAGAACAAATTGACTCTAGTTATACCCCAGAACAAGCAGAGAATCTACAACGTAAATTGATCAACGCAATCAAACTCAGAGATCCTGGTAAATTTACCCGTACAGTGAGACGCACAGATGCAAATACATGAACTAACACAAGGCCCATTGAACGAAGGCTTCATGGACACGCTTAAAAGCGTAAAAAATACAGCGTATGGCCGGGCCATTGACGATATTGGTAAAAGTGTAGGTGATGCAAAACAAGCAGTTGGTCAAACAGTGCAAAATGTTTACAATCGTATTCCTACTCCGGTCAAACGTGCAGCCGGGGCAGTAGGAACAGGAGTTGGCAGAACAGTGTCAGGAGCTGCGTCGGCCATTGCAAATCCTACTGCCACAATGAATACATTAAAGACTGCATATAAAAATCCCATGACTGCAGTCAAAGCCGCAGTCAGCGGCACGTCGGGGTTATCATTTCAACAAAAAATGGCAGGTGTACAAACTACCCAGGCTGTTCAGCAACTAGCAAAAAAATTCCAACAAGCCTGGCAAAACTATTCAGTACAGTGGGCCAA